GTTTTTGAAGTTTTGCTTGGGTAACTTGCTCTTTAACGGCAAGTCTTTCCCAAGTATTGTCTTCGAGGTTAAGTTTAGCACGTTGTTCACGTTTGTAAAGTAATTCATCATATTCATAAGGATAGTCAGTTTTATATTTTTTGTCATAAAATTTTGGGGGTCTGACTTTTTTTCCACGAACTACCACGTAGTCGTGAGGATATACGTCGGAACGGTATTTTTTGTACCACTCAGCCCCGATACCGGGCTTTAAGGACATTTTGTTGTATTCAGACTGCATCTGAATAATTTCGCCTGTTTCCAGGCTTGTATATTGATAATGTTTATGTGCTTCTTTACCAGTTTGTTTTTTCATAATGTATCTAGCCACGTACGCAGCTGATTCAAAGTTAACATCTCCAATGGAGGAATAGCCAAATGGCCAGAGGGTTTCAAGGTCACTGGATCTATAAATGAGAGAACCAGAGGAAGTCCTTTTCCATAATTTCTTATCATGAAAGTCGAATCCGAAGATACAGGCATGGTAGTGAGGTCTGCCGAAGTTTTCGCCATATTCTCCAGCCATGTAATAGCGGATTGTTGAAGTTGGATATCGTTTTCGCAATCTTTTAATAAAGAGTTGGAAGTCTCGATGATGTAGCGATTGATCGCTTGGGAGATGTGTGTCGTCATAAGTGAGGGTAATGAAGCAGTTTTTTTCGTGCATCTGGGATTCATGCATACAACGCATGGCCCATTGACGAGATTTTTCAAGCCTGCAGCCAATACATTGGCCGCAGGGAATTTGGAGGGAATGACTTACGTCAATCCCTCTATTTTTAACGCTTCTCGTATCCGAGAAGACGAGTTTAGTTTGATTAGCGGCCTTATAGGCCGTAATTGGGTGATAACAGGACATGTGAGGTGTCCGAAGACTTTATTAGAGTCTCCAGCCTCCACGCTGTGGGGCTTTTTGCATGTTTGCAGCTTTAGTGCGTTTTGCGTGATGACGGAAAGACTTAGCACTTTTCCGTTTTGATACAGATCTACGATGTAATGTACGCATTTTTTAGTCCTTGGTTATTTGATTTTTTGTGGTTTGGTGTCACCTAGCACAGTTACATCAAGTAGGTAACTGTGCTTCCTCGGTTTTGACAGGGTCAGAAACCTCGATTTTAGGGGCTACAAGCCCTAATTTTTCGGCTTCCGCACGATTGCTTTCATCAGCAAGAAAGTCTATTAAATTCGCCGGATCGTTCTGGAACTTAGAACGTAAATCAGCCGGTAAAGCCATAAAACCGTCTTCTGCGGCGATTACTGCATTAAGAGCAGTATGGTAGTCACCGATACCGGTAAAGTCGCCATAGCGAGGCGATAAAGGGCTTTCTGGCAATAAGCCAGTGACGTTAAATTGACGAAGAATATTATTAATATCACATTCGTCTTTATAATGCTGCTGAGCCAGAGATGCATCCTCACAATGCACCCCTGACTCATTTGACGCAGCATTCGTGTCATAATTGTAGGGTGTACGTAAAAATGGAGCAATAATTTTTGCCATTTTATTTCCTTATCGAGTGAATTGAACGGGTTTACCAATGCTTCCACTTAAGGAAGGCATTAGTTTATGAAATAGATAATAAAAAGTAGGATACTTTTTTGCTATTTCTGATTCTGGCGCACTTTGATCGTTTGCCTGTTTGAGCCTTTGTAATTCGGCTCTTAAATTTTCATTATTTTGAGCAATATTCTTAATTTCTTCATAAGCCTTTGCTGCTTGCGCAGCTGAAGCACCGGCTTGTTGAATATATGCTTTTCCGAGTTCCTCGGATGTTTTAGTTTCTTGTTGAGCCTTCGGCACTTGAGTTCTTAACAGTTCAGCTTGCTCTTTTGATACTTCCGCTTCCGCTACAGCTTTGGCAGCTTGAGCACTGTTAAGTGTAGTTTGTGATTTAGATTGATTAATCTGTTCTTCTTGCAAAGCAGAAGCTGCAGATGTAGCTTTAGTACGATTATAGCCTTCAACGGCTGAGCCTAAAGCATTTTGTACTGGAGCTTGAACTCCAGTAGGTGAAGTACCAGGACCTTGACTATAAGCAAGCATGGGATTTAACCCAGCTCCCATTAGGTCCTTAACAGTAGTTTGATATCTAGTCGCGTACTGTTGTGCGCTAAAATTTTGAGCAGATTCGGCGCGTTCCGCAGCAGCCTGATTGGTCATTTGAGTACCAACCAGGTTAGCTACGCCGCCGATAATAGCATCTATCATTAGAAGTGATCGATTAAGCCAGGTACAGAGTACATTGGCATTGGTCGAGCTTTCTTACAGTCAAAGAAAGAGTCAAATAAGAATTGTTGGCCATTAGCTGCAGAGCCAACAGCGACTACACGTGAAACAGGTGCAGCGCTTTGAATAAATGTATTTGACAAGGTAGGTAAAGTAGTGAATTTTTCCGCTAAATGCCAGCCGTCTATAGTTCCGGCAGCAGTACTGCGGAAAAGAGAAGAAATACGAGAAGGGTTATAACGATATTCTGCCCAACGTTCTTGATAACCAAATACGTTGTTGTCTTGTGTTGAATCACCGGTAACATAAATTTCCTTATTGAGGATGGCTTGTTCGCCTAAGGTTGCAAAAGCAGGGAAATAGAAATCATAGCGTGTAGATCTAGACCACATACGATGCAACCCTTGCTGATATGTAAGGTCAGCACGTACGGATACAAGACCAATAATTACTCCATGTTCAGTAAATGATTGAGTAAAGCCATGGCGGTGAGCCAAGGCAGTGCCCATAGCACCAAGTGTGCCCAAAGGGGTAGTAGCGCCAGTTTGTCCAGTAGCAGAGTTTTGAGCCACTGGGTTGATATTGATTGGAGTTGATCCTCCTCCAATATATTCAGGACGCTGTAAGCGAGCATCAGGACTAATAACACCGAAATGACTACGAATAATTTCAGTGTAACGAGTACCGCCACGAGCATCTCTTTCCAAAAGCTTTTGAATTTGGAAAGATTGGCGGAGTTGGTTAATAGTTGCAGCAGTTGCTTGAGTGAGGTCTGCATATAATCCCGATCCAGTTGCGCCGTTAGCGCTTGTCATAATAGCAAATGTACTATTTGCACCAATTTTCTTTAAAGCATTGCCTTGTGCAGTTGAAATAACAGACATATCTGCTGAATCTGCAACGCTACTAGCTATTGGTGCAGAAGTTCCTAAAGGTAATGTAACACTAGCACCTTTTTGTGGCCAAGGTAATGCAGACGTGAAATAGTCTTTACGTTTTCCACGTTTTAATAAAATGTAATTTGATACTGTATCAGGGCCATCGCCCGTATCTACAGTTACAGAATTTTGTAAATTTTCATCACGAAACCATTCGTTCCAAATAAGATTGTAAGCACGTGGCCAAAAAGCACAGTGCGTTACAGTGTTTGAATTGCCCACTTGGCCAACTGTTGGTAATCCCATGTAATCTTGAAGGCTGCCAATAGCATAGCCTCCTATAGGTGACACCTGTTGTGGGATTACATAAGAGATTGAATCTGATGGGTTTGCTTGCGCACCCATAAATTTTTGCCAATTTGACCAAATTAGGCGGTTAGGGACAAAGAAGAAGAATGAGTCCATAACCATGTTATCCATAACTGGATAAAGAGGAGTTGATAGACGGGCAAATGCCGTCATGTTGAGCTTAAATGTATCACCAGGGAGTACTTCATCTACGTATACTGGGACAAGATCATTAGCATTGAATGTAGTTTTATGTGTTGATTGACAGTCAAATGATGATCGAGGTATGTCCGCTTTGGGAATCATCGTAAATTGATGAAGGTCTACCGATTGGTTGCGATGCATGTTTATTAAGCTCCTAGGCCGGGTTGCGGGAGAAATGAAATCATTTCTCCTCGCTTTAGTTTAAATACTTATTCTTTAATTGCAATATCTTGAGCCCTAGCGATAACCCTAGGTACTTCAAGTGATGTATATATTGCGGTTGAATCATCCCATGATCCGATTTCATATAAATCGTAATCTTCGGGATGAATGTTTAGTTCGGAGTCTTTTTTATTACATTCGTCAGTAAATGAACGAATAGCGACTCCAGTTGTAGGTACGTATAGAGGGCGGTTAAAAGCATCTACAGCACGATCTTTTACAGCGCATACAGAGTATTTCATGATGTTTTGTCCTTAAGTGAGGGTACGTTTAAGTTTTTGAAGTTTTGCTTGGGTAACTTGCTCTTTAACGGCAAGTCTTTCCCAAGTATTGTCTTCGAGGTTAAGTTTAGCACGTTGTTCACGTTTGTA